GAGAGGACGTGTGCACGCAATAAGGACGTTGAAGGGCTTAGTTGCGGATTTGAGGGTATAGTCTGTATATTACCTTGAAACTCCTTTATATTGCTAAGAATGACATAATCGTAGAGCTTGCCATCTATCTTCTCTTGTCCTACTCCTACGACCATGCGCCAATAGTATCTGTTAGCAAGATTCTCACTCTCTCCAGCCTTTACATTAAAGGTCTGACAAAGTGCCATCATGCCAACATGCCACCAATTCATAGTCTTGGTAGTTCCATCATCAGCAACCGAATAGCACTTGTATGCGATTACCTTCTGTTTCGCTTCGTCGTAGATATAGCTAACCTTAGCAATCTGCGAGCCAGCATTACTGAAGATAGTCGTTCCACCCGAGTAGCTCACCTTGCGTATCTCTACGCTCGAAGCAAACATCCTCGTCCTTGCAGTCAGATAGTCAACATACAGATGACTCTTCCCATCATCACCCACATACAGGTCAAAGCCTTGCGCTCCGATGATTACTCTATCCGAAGGTGTACTATTCTTGTCATGCAGCCTATCAACGACAACATCAGCCAACTTTGCATCGCCATTGCCATTCACATAGTTCTCACCATTCTCACCAAATACTACTCCTTGAAGCAGGGTGAGCAAATATGGATCTACATCTTCTTTGTCTTTATGTATAAATGGAGAATTATCAAATTTGTCTAACAACGCAAGGAAAGCAGAGCCAATACGATTAGCTGTATTGGCATGTGTGCCTCGCTCATCGCGTATTTTAGTAAACAGATCACGAAGTGTTGAATTTGACATAATTAGAAAAAGATTAATTAATACATTTAAAACCTCCTTATCGTTCTATCTATAGTATTTTTGCCGTCGCTGAATAGCTGACTCAGATACGATGACACCAAACCATTATAAGTGGTACCATAATATGAAGCTTCAAATTCGTTCAGGCGATGGATAGAGTACAGATACTTCTTCGAGAACCAGTCACGCTTCTGTCTGTGGTGTGGATTTGTCTTCCAGTCCTTCAGAAACTTGAGGTCGCCACCGTTATCATGCTTATATCCATTGCCCACGCCTCGAGCCACATATATACCATACTCAAGGAAATGGTGCTCGATGGTGGTAACAGGACCAGGATGTACCACACCTTGTATCGAGCGGGCCAATGCTCCTGTATCGTTTACTGGTGGAGTGAATTGCATCATTCGCTCACGCCATATATCCACCATAAACTGTTGCCATCCATCCAACCATTTCTGATGTTCGGCATCAGTCATATTGGGTTTAAGTCCATTCCGATTCGTCATAGCATATATCTATTGGTTCCTCGTTTTGTATCATGAAGTACAGTCCTGTCACTCCGTTATATGAATATCGAGGCAACTCGGATGAGTAGACATTATTCAGCTGCAGGAATGTCAGTCGGTCGTCGCCAAGTTCGTCTCGATCGTGAAGCAGGCGAGAGTGAAACTGCCTGAATATCTGTCTGCATAGGTTCAACTTCTCTTCTCTGTCTATCATGTCGTCTATGCGATAATGAGCCAAGATGAATATCGTATATACATCTCTGCGGAAGTAGCCTACACCATTCGAGAAGGTCTGTTGCGAGGTGGTATCATCCACCATGATGAAGTTCTGCTGCTTCCTGAAGTTCTCCATCACTCCCTGTATAGAGTCTGGACCAGAGCAGAGGCAAGTATAAAACTTATTGTCTTGTGCCAGTCGGCTCGACTTGGCAAGCTGTGTAAAATATTCGAGAGCAGGAAAAAGGTCTTTTGCCATGGTAATATGAATTATATGTTATTTATTCAAGTCTGGATACTTACGTCTAAAGTCTGCTGCTTCCTTTGCCTTAGCATCGAGTTCTGTCAGCGCTCGCCAGCAGTCCACACGTTTCACCTCTGTTTCCTTCGTCACGTCGCCATCTGTCAGAGCTCTAAGCTGCAGGTTTATCGACTGCAGTACCGACAGTTCTGTCACGTCGTCGGCTGTAGCCTTACGGAAGAAGTTCGGAAAGGCTCTCGACATAACTAACTTGATATTGGCAAACCACGCTATCGTCGCCAGGCTTTCTTCTATTGTCAGACTCAGCTCGTCAGGTCGAGAGAAGTCAGGCTTGCGATATAGAAACGAGGCGAGCTTATCTATATGCTCCTGTTTCTTCGTCTCGTGGAATAGCTGATATTGCTGTTCCATACAGAGATACTCGCCAAAGCAGATGATGCGTTTATGTTCGGTATCTTCCTGCAGAAGCGGATGGACCGCCTGGAGTCCTTGGACAACATCCAACCTATTGCCCATATCCTCCGTCGAGTCCACCCAGCTCAACTGCTTAAGAAATGAATGAATTTGCCACGCCTCTATATAGAACACCTTCAGCTTCTCGCCCTCAGGCTTATAAGCACACTTCCAGCCATAGCGATTCTTCTCTATCACGCTGATGCCTGTAAAGCGCACAAACATATAAGTCTTAACTACCGTCATATCTGCAAAGGTTGCCATGAGGTAGAACACGTAGCGCAACTGTTCTTGGGTCAGTTCGCTCCACGACTGAGGAGCCTTTAATTCTATATTGATAGTCTTAGCCATTGAATACGAATGCTGATGAATCTTTAGTATTTTTGAAGTGCTCGATATGCGCAGCATCATAGGCTGCTGTCTCTGGATATATAGAGTATATCTCAGGGTTCTGCTCCACTTCGCGCTCTATACGTCGATAGAGTGGGGTAGAGATGGCTGCTTTTCCGCTTACGTTCCATTTGTCGGTAAAGTCGCATATCAGCTGCAGTATTCCTGCATACGGTGTCAGCCTGTCATGGTCATCGCATCGCCATGCATCGAGGATATCATCCATCTGTTCGTCCGATATTCTCAAGCGTAGCGATTCGTCTGCATCGATGATGGCTCGCTGCATAGCCTGCCAGTCTTGATACGACCGTGCCTTGGTTGCCATGGGCGAGAAGAAGAAATAATTCTCTGTATATATGTAGCGGATATAGTTCTTTGCCTGCATCGTCTTACCCCATTCTGCGGAGCGAAGCAAATCCACGGTCATAGCTCTTGCCCTGCATAGTGCTGTGCGTAGCTGTCCCTCGAGCGCATCCACTCTCTGCTTCGATGCAGGCGATATGGTGTCGTTTGATACGATGCCAAAACCAGTAGGTGTCAACACCAGGTCCAACTGTCTGAATACCGAGAGAAAACCATCCACACACACCATGATTTTATAATACTGCAGTAGTCTGCCATTCTCTCCTTCTTCAGCTATCCGCTTCAAGCCAGCTTCGCCAAGCAGATTGCTTGAGTAATTATCGTTAGCGATGTCTATTGCAGGCATCACACTCTCAAACACCTCGCTATGAGCTGAGCAGCCTACTGGCAGCGCTTGCTCGAAGTCTTCTTTAGATATTGTTATCGTTGTCATTGCTATTGCTATTAGAATTAGTAACCTTCTTGGCATCTTTGTTCTCATCGAGAGTGGTGAGCTGTATCATTGGCACATCCACCGTCACCTTGTTGCTCCATCCGTTGTAGTGAAGTATCAGATGGTATGGCTTAGTCAGTATGTCGTGGCATGGCTTCTCTATGGCCTGCTTCAGCGTAAAGAGTTCGCGCTTGTCGCTACCTGAATTGTTCATCTGACTCTTGCCAGGTGTGGCTCCCACCAGGTTAGGATGAATGCCGAAGGCGAAGCAGAGAGCATTCGAAGCTTCGCTCATATCGTCGCTCCAGTTGCCACCTTCCTTCTTGTTGGCATCGTTGAGTGGCACTATGCGCACCATTCTGTTCTCCTTGCCGTTTGGGTCTACATAGTATCCGCTAATCATAGCCTTGCCCGCGTTCTCGATACCTGTCACGAAGTCGATGATGTTCTGCTTCTCTTCCTCCTTGCGCTTTTTGCGTAGTGGCTCGTCTGATATTCCTTCGTTGTCGCAAACGTTGTCCCAATACTCTTCGTGCACTTCTATCTGTACTCGTGGAGCCGAAGTATTCTTAATCATATATCGTTTGCCGATACCTATCAAGCGATAGATATCAAACCAGGCATCTCGGAATATCGATGAGTAATATGGCACAGGATACATCTGGCAGCCTGGTGTTGCCATACGGCTCAATATAGCAAACTTGCGCTCCTTGGTAGGCTTATTCTTGAGTCCTGTCTCAGGATTAGGCATTTTGCCCATTCGCACCATCAGGTCGCCAAGCGGATTGAAATAGTCGAGCAATGGTATCACCTCAATCTTGCTTTCGTCAAAGAAACCGAGTCGCCAGTCGCCATAGAACACATGTTCCGACTTGCCTGAAGCTGTAGAACCTGCATATTCAAATCTGCAGTATGAGGCATCCTTGTTTCTTACCGTCACTATCTTTGTGCCGTCCTTCGATAGGATGATAACCGTTACCGAGAAAAAGAAGAACTTGAAGTCGGTCACCTGCTCGAGGAACACCTCCTGTAGCGAGTTGTAAAGACAGAAGTCGCGAATTTCTTTGTCGCTCACGTCTTTTCTCGTTTCTCTATCCACGAAGCGCACCCCCTGGCCATAGCACGACACGATGTTGAACTGCTGACATTGTGCCGTCACCATATTCTCCATCAGTTTCTTTCTCACCTCGTAGGGCAATTGGTCATTCCTGCCCCATTGCACATACTTATACTCTCGCTTCTTCACCACTATCTGCCTTACGCTCGATGCTCCTGGCTGATCACCGTCGTCGAAAACATCCATAGAGTCGCCACCATATTCTGAAGCTACAGAGTTGCCTTCCGACGACGAGCCTATTCCTGTAGGCACAATTCTATATTTGCGATAGCCGTCAGCATCTGCATGTTGCGATGTAGGCTGCAGGGTATTTTTGTTTTTGCTCATAAGTATATTTTTTGATTGTTTATCTGTATGATGAATATCTGGGGAATAGTACGCAGCTCTCGGTTCTTAGGATTTCTCAAGCGCATAAAACCTTGTCGCCATGCCACATGGTGCACAAGCCAGCCCTTGTAATGGACAATGGCGCCTGTTTCGCCCTTGTAAGCGTACACGTCTACAAGTGCTCGATGCTGATATGCTTGGTCTATCTGGCGCAGCATCTCGGTGAAATGGATAGCTTTCATTCGAAGGTATTGTCAAAGGTGTTGTCGAAAATTCTGCCTGCACGTTCCATATTCAGCACATTATGGTTACGCTGAGCATACTGGTATGAGAAGCTGAATCGAGGCAGCGATGTTGGCTTGTTGTCGTATTCCGACTTCGAGTCTGTTATTATCACCTCTTTGCCCACGTTCGGATTGCCATTCTTGAAGGTTACTATATGCACGTTCATCGAACGGAATAGCTCGTCCACCCAGTTTGCCATGGTGAACGACAGTATGCCTGTGTCGGCTTTGAACACTCTGGTTTCGGTAATCGCATAGTTGCGTTGGGTTTTGCCTATATACGCTTGCTCGCGTTTATACGATGGCGCTATGGTGTGTGTGCCTGTGCAATAGATTAGCTCTTCCACTCCGAACGAGTTGTCGAATACCAGAACTGGAGCGCAGTCAGGCTCATCAAAATCGATTGTGAACCGGAACGTGCGCTTTCCAGCCTGGACATCATAACATAGCAACGTCTTGCCTGCCATAGCAAACTGCTCTGCCGACACATCGAGTGTGGTATAGCGGTCGTTGCCTCCAACAGGCAATATAGAGAAAGATTTATTAGTGCCATCGTCATAGTAGGCTGTCACCTCTGCCTTGTCGGTACCGATATAGTGTAGATACTCCAGACGATGAAGACTCGTCACCTTCTCGCCCTCGAGCAATGTCAGATAGTGAGTATCTATGAAGTCTTGAGCAGTAGTGTTGATATCCACCTCGCTATATATGATATCTGCCTCCATGCTTTTTGTCGACATGATGGTCTCGTTGTCGGCATCCTGTTCGGCAATCTGAATCTTCAACTTCACCTTCAGGCGCTTCTTGGCATAAGGAGTGAGCAGACGGTCGAGTTCGGCAAGCGTGACCACACCTGCCAGCGGATATAGATATTCCTGGTATACCTGTTCGTCGTCTACCGTCATCGTCACCATGGCGCGGTTGCCACCTATCGAGAATTCCACATCGGGAACATTCGATGATAAATATGTGCCAGATATAGATTGAGTTATTGTTATCATCCTTTTATTCTTTTTAGGCAAAGATAGCTTATTCATTTAGCTGCATAAAATACACAAAAAAAAGCAGCACTCTCACGAGCGCTGCTTCCCTTTGTGTGTATCCTAACTCTCACGAGCTTAATACTTACACCCCTAAAACTCAAGTGAATCATATTCACTAAACCAATGTTTATAAAAAATGTAAAATAAATGTTTCCTTCTTGTTATTCTATATGGCTATCGTAGTAGCGGTAAATCATCCATTTCAATCTACCGTCCTCTGTAGGTACGAGTGAATAGCCATGGTCCACCAGATATTTGCTCAACAGTCCTTTGCTGATGTCGTACATATCTGATAGGTCATCAATAATCTCAGTTGTCGACTTTGGCTCTGGGACATTCATCTGACCTGTGATATCTTTCCCAGGTAGCGGACTGCGCTTGTCGAAGTAAGCTTCGATATATTCGAGCTGCATTTTCTCGTCTTCTTCTTCTGTCATGATTCTATTCCTAATTTTAGGTTTTGCAATATTTTACTCAATCTCTTAAGGTTAGAGGCCATATCCAGTCTGTGTACTGCCTCATTAAAGCTCAATTTATCGGGCGAAACGTCAAGATAATCGTCCACCGCATCCTCCAATAGTCGAATCTGCGCTTCCAACGTGTCTACATCTACCAAGACATCTAAATGGAGAGAGACAAACGCTATCTGCTCCTCCTTAGTCAGGTGTTCAAAGTCTTTTTCTATCAACCCTTTTATTTCTTTTTCTTCAGCCATTTTTATTTTCCTCCCTCATTTTTTTGTTGTCGTTGTACAATGATTTAATAATCTCCATATCGCCACCATGAGCTTTGTACTGGCTAAACAGCAGCGCACGCTCATTCTCGAGCAACACGTTGTTGCGAGCGTGCTCACTCTTCAGATGAGCCATTTCGCGGATGTGGTCGTTGTAAGCTCTGCGCTTCTTGTTAGCGAGTAACTTGTCGTCCTGGTCGCAGGCTTCTATCGCTTTCAAGTAAGCGTCTTTACTCTTCTTGCGGTCTGCAGCTACGATGGCTTGACTCTTCGATATTTCCTCCGTTAGCGAGATATATCTTTCGTCTTCATCCGTGCGAGCTCGAGCAAACGACTCACGATTCTTATTCATTCGCTCCACAATATCCAAGAGCTGAGCCTGCAGCTCCTGAAGAGTGAGAATATTGAATGTAGGCATATTGTTAGTTGGCATGGTTGTCCTCCTTTCCTTTAATGATGGTTACTTTACCTTTGTTTTCGCTAAGCCATTTTGTGGCAGCAATAATAGAAGGCATCATCAGTCGTCTGAAGTTCTCGCACTCCATAATCAGCGAAGCCATTATACCGGCAAGAGTGCCTTTTGCGCCACCTGTACCAAAATAAGAGATTTTGTCTTCGTTGTAGCCAAGGATGAGGAACCCACGCTTCTCGTTAGCCTCTTGCCACTTCTCAAGCTTCTCTCTCACCTCGTCTAAATTTTCGAAGTTTGTCATCTTCAAAGCTTCTTCCTCGCTAATCAGCTCGGCAGGCATCTTAGGAACCTTGATTTTCATTTTTCGCCTCCTTTCTCCATTTCGATGCGCTCTTCGTCTTTCAGCCAGTTGTCTTTATCCTCTATATTAAGGCGATAGACATTATAGCCCGCGAGTGCAACACAAAGCAGCGTAATGATTAACGATGTTTCGGCAGCAGCTGCTCCGAATAGCATAGCGATGAAAGCGAGGTTGACGCGGATGACCTCACGACGTGTGATGTCGAATCCGCATATACGGGTGAATGACTTGCTCTTGGCGTTGACATAAGCCTTGACGGCTGTCTTGAAGTCGATTGTTGCCAACGGGCGCAAATGAGCTGTGCGCTGGATTGATGCAGTTGTTTGCATAATATAGGATGTTGTAGCCTTATGCCCGAATCCGTCGGGTGCGGTCTGACGTAGGGGTACGAAAAAAGCGGCTCGCACTTCCTCGTCTGCTACAACATCCATGCTTTCCGCCACAAAGGGCAATAAAAACACGTGGAAGGCGAACCGCCGTATATTTTAATATGCATCTCCACACTATGCGGAGTGCTCCGCATAAACAAAGGGCGCACGTCCCTCGGTATCGATGCGGCAGTTATGGGCAAAAAAATAAGCCCACAACATCAAAAAAATAGTTGGTTGGGCTTGAACATATATCCTTGCCCTTTGTTTATGCGGAGTGCTCCGCATGAATATTGTAGCGATGGCAAAGGTATGCAATAAGATTGAAACGTGCAAGGATTTTGCGGAAAATTTTAAAAAAAGACAAAAAGAGTATTATTATCAATACTTTTATGGCTAAATATTTGTATATTAGTATTATTTTTACTACCTTTGCATTGTCAAACAAAAGCTCTTTGATATGAGAAAGTACAAAGTATCTGAAGTCATCAAGCTGCTGGAGCGAGACGGATGGGTGAAAATAGCTGAGAAAGGCGACCACAAACAATTCAAACACCCGGACAAACCAGGCAAGGTGACAGTAAGAGGGCAGAAGAGCGAGGTGCTTAGCCAATTTCTTCTGAACAGCATTTGGAAACAAGCGGGGTGGCGATAAGCTCCCCGCCACTTTCCGAGGTTTGACTAAAAAAAGACAACTAACACCTATATTGATATGGAAAAGATTATAGTAGAAGTAAGATGGTGCGACCATAACTTTGGAGCCACATTATCAGACAACGTACCAGGAGCCATCGTCGTAGCAGCCAAAACCTACGATGAACTGCAGAAGGAAGTGCCTGAAACACTCCAGTTTCACCTTGAAGGGATGAAAGCCGATGGCGACGAGATTCCGCAATGGCTCGCCGAGGGCGATTACGAGTTCGTCTACCACCTCGACACTGCTGCGCTCATACGATCGTGCGAGCGCTACGCCTCGCTTGCAGCCATTTCGCGCGCATCTGGAGTGAACGAACGACAGCTAAGCCACTATGCCAACGGACTTAAGAAGGCACGCACGCAGCAGCGCGAGCGCATAATAGAAGGATTGCACAGAATAGGACGCGAACTGCTGTCCATATCATAGAGCATATTTGACAATCACAGTAAGCCCGACCGCCATAAATGGAGGTCGGGCTTTTATATTTGTTAAAGAAAAAGCCCCGAAGCCGAAGCCCCGAGGCAAGTGTCTGTGATAAAAAACTATCGCTATAAAGCAATGCTCATGGAGCTAAGCTTGCTCGACATATCATTGAGCGCGAAGCGAAGGGTCTTCAGTTCTTCATCAGAGAACTGTGATGGTTTGCCGTTCACCATATTGCCGTTGAGCTTATGTGCAAGCCATGAGCGCGACTTCTTGAAATAAGTCTTGGCTATGTAAGCCATAGACACCATGTCCGTAATCTCGCCAAGACGCTCAGCCATGCGCATCTCCTGCACATCCTCGGCAGTCGTCTTGATAAGTCCCTCCAAAGCTTCAGTAAAAGCCTGTTCGTTCTCACTCCTTAAAGCGTTCATCTCAGCGGATACTGCTGCACGCTCCTCGTCGGTTGTTGCCAAGCGGTTGCGCTCAGCAAGAGCCTTAATCTTATCCTTATAATCTGTCATAATAATATATCTTGTTAGAATTGTTTTAGAAAAGCTCCCCCTCCCATTTAAGGGAGAGGAGTCTTTTTTAGTCATTCTTGATGTCATCTTCAAGTTGGTCGATTTCTTTTTGCGCTATCTTTTTGAAAGTGCTGGGGAACTTGTTCCAATACTCAAGATAGAAAAGCAAATCGTTTTCTTTGTCCTTAAGTTCCTTTGATTTTCTTTTTTTACTCATAGGCGATATGTTTTTTATCACAATGCAAAGGTAATAAACTTTTGTTGAATATGCAAGAAAAACACAAATTATTTTCAACAAAAGTTTAAATATATATTGTCGTAGCCAAAACATCGCAGACCGCAAAACAAAAAGCCCTCGATGCTTCACGCACAGAGGGCTAAAAGTGATCTCATGTTTATCAAAAATGAAATACAATCGTCATGGATGTCGACAGATTGTACGGATACTTGCTTTATTGAGGTTTTTGCATGAATATAGATGCGATAGACGCAACTCCTGCCAATCCGAATATTCCTGCAAACCAATTTCGATCGAGATATAAAGCATAAGCTGCAAGTGCCAAGGTTATACCTACGGTTAAGAATGCGAAGAACATCCCCCACCAATTCATACGTCCGACCTTATGCTCATTATAGCTTATGATTTTAAGTTTCTTCTCGTCTTGCTTATGGCGATGTTGCTGCTCTCGCTCTGAAGCTTTGATAAGAAAATCAACGATTTTTGGATTTACCTTTTGATATTCTGCTAATTCTTGTGGACTTGGTAAAATGTTGTCATCCACAGATACCGTCTGTTCTATTTGGTTACCTACCGTATCTCCATTAGAGATGTTGGTGTCTTTTATAGAGATAGAATGTTTAACCATTGCTTAAAATCAAATTGTTGAATGATATACGCACGTCGTGAGCAACATTGTTGCGGTCTTTTTTAAGATTGTCCAAATCTGTACGCTTATTAGAAGGAGATGAAAACATCTCATCTTTCAATGCTTGTATCTCTGGCGAATTTTCTTCGTAATTACCAGTAGATGCTCTGCGCAGAACTGAAAATCCATTTTTTATGAAATGGATAATGTTTTTAATGATGCCCATAATAGTATTCTCCTTATTGTTTATTTCTAACTGCAAAGTAACTGAAAAAAAACTGTTTCTACAAGTTTTTTGTGTTATTTTATTGTTTCTACCTATTGTTTTTGCTCGTTTTAATGCTTAAAACGAGCTATATAGATATATAAAAGCATGGTTTTTTACCTCTTTTTCCATAGCTGCAAAATTCAACCACCTTGTTTTCAATGAGTTATGTGGTTGAATTTTGCAGCTTGTGCTTTCTGCTGTCTTTGCAGCACTACACCGCCCTACGCCAAGTTGGCAATTGCCTCTTTCGCTCATAGCGGAATATGTAGTGAGATTTGCAACCATGTAATAGATTTTGTCTTGTCGCTCGTGGGCGGTTGTGCGAAACGTGAACATGGCAATTGCCAAAAACAAAAACGCCTCGAGACTGTGAAGTCCCGAGGCTGGTGTGCGTCTGTAAGCCAGCAGACGACTTGGTGTTCAATATGGGGCATTATCCCAAGCTTATTTAATACTATCAGCTGCCAAACGAATTCGGTTACTCAAATCTATCAAAGCACCTTTGAGTAGATACTTTTCTTCCTCAGAAAAATCCGTTGGTTTCTTATTGCCATCAATGCCATTAAGTTTGTGGTATAGCCACGAATTACTTTTACCGAAGTAGCGCTTAGACAAGTCAGCCCATGATATGGATATGAGTATATCCTTAAGCGTTGACTTGATTGTGCTTGTTGTAGTTGGGGAAAGAGTCATAGTTGCCATAATAATATCCTTTCTTATTTTTGGAGCCTCGCCACATGGGCGAGGCTTCTTTTTGCTTTCATATATTATTGCTTTAATTGAACAATGCAAAGGTAATACTTTTATTCGTACTATATAAATAAAATAATACTTTTATTCGTACTTTAACATAAAAAATAAATAAAGCCACCTACGCATCTGCGCAAGTGGCTTCGGTAAAAGATAATACTAATAACCAAAAATTATATAAGAGTTAACACATGGCAATTGCCAAAAACAAAAACGCCTCGAGACTGCGAAGTCCCGAGGCTGGTGTGCGCTGAAAGCTCAACAGCGACTTAGTGTTCAATTAAACGGCGCCTCAGTAGCCGGAGCTTTAATATTGTCTGCAGCTTTACGTATGCGGTCGGCAAGATCGTTAAGCGCACAATAAAGTTTGTCCGCTTCTTCAGGTGTGAAACCACCTACACCACCATTGCCATCAATGCCATACATCTTTTGCTGAAACCACGATACTGACTTATCGAAGTACGTACGAGAAACTTCACGCCATGACACAGCAAGGTAAATGTCACGCATACGCTTCTTCATGTCAACTATCTTCTCTTGTTTTTGTTTTGCTACTACTTCCATATTAATGTTATTTATATTATCTTTAATAGTTCTCCCCGAAGGGAGAACCGATTGTGTTTAGTCTTTTGGCATGTCTGTCATCCTTTGGAATAGGTCTTCTGCGTAGTCGAGAAGCTCTGGATAACCATTAGGGTAACTGTTGCAGTAATTGCGAATTGCCTTGATTAGTTCCTCTTCCTCTGAGGTAACATCCATCTTGATTGTTTCTTTTTTCTTCATATATAGCTTTATTAATTGAACACTACAAAGGTACTAATTTTTTGAATAGTATGCAAATAATTTACTAATTATTTTGTTAGTAAATGAAAAAATAAATAAAGCCACCTACGCATCTCGCGCAAGTGGCTTCGGTAAAAGATAATACTAATAACCAAAAATTATATAAGAGTTAACACATGACATTATCCTCCAAAAGTATTTGTAGTGCCACCTGCGCCTTGGAACACAGGCTTTGTCTCTGCACCTATGCAGAGCACATCGAAGGCATCAGAACCATCGGTGCGTGCTTCAAGCTTATCCTCCTCGGTCTCAGCCAGCTTCTCACCACGCTTATCTTTCTTGCCATTATATACTCCTGCAGAGGTAATGGAGATAAGCAGGTCGGGATTGTTGTCTCTATTGATGAGCACCTGCAGGTTGCCTCTGCCACGCAGCATCTTATTGATAAGCGCATTCTTCTCGATATGTCCCATTGGATTGCCAAGGTAGACATCTCTGACAGCCCAGCCCATGGAGCGTAGCGACTTGAGAACCTCTCGATGTGGGTCGTTGTAGTGAAGTCCCCAGTTGGTGCCAACCATGGTAGAGTCGTAGTAGAATATCACCTGTCTGCGACGATGGAAGTGATAGTACTTGCTGAAGTCTTCGAGTAGCTCAGGTATCTTGCGCTCGTACTTCACAAAGAATGATTTTATAATCCTCAGCTTGCCATCCTTCACTTGACCAACCACGAGCCAGTTGATAAGGTTGTTGCTGTCGAAGGCTATGAGTAGAGGCAACCTGTCGTCGCAGTCGGCATCCATTCTGCAGTCGTTAGGTATGATGCCACCTTCAGCATTATCGAGAGTGTGGAGGTTGAGCACCGATTCGTTAGGAGCGGTGTAGAGATTAACATCCTCACGCAAACCGCCATAGAAGCCATCTGCAGATACTCCCACTCGTTGGCACATTATGGATGTGGCAAAGGTTAGTGGAGGCAAATCACGCTTGGCTCTACGTATAAACTCTTCGCCCAGCAGGGCGAGATTCTCGATACTTGAGTATTCCTTGTATAGTAGACAATTGGAGCGGAAGAAGTTGAGTTGAGCATTCAGCTCGTCGAGTCGCTTGCTTATAGCATCGTGGAGTTCTGGACGCTTGGCAAGTTTCTGCTTGAGCTTCCATATCTGAAAGATTATTCCCTCGATTACCTTTACAAGTTCAGGATCTTGCTTATCCTTATAAGAGAGAAACCATGAGCCTTTCTTTGTGATAGGCATATCTGAAGTAATTGTCATGCCATGGTGGAGCGGAAAGTTCTTGAAGTACATTTCGTTTCCACGGTTGGCTTGGAAGGTTTCGTCCTTCAGCTGCTCATAGTCGATAAACTTTGCCTCGTCGATGATGAGATAGTCGAGCGACATAGAGTTGGAGGTGCCGCTACGATCCTGAGATATCACGTTGCACACGGAACCATTATAGAAGCTGATGGTATTCTCCCAGTTAGCAGGAGTGAAGATAGGTGTCTTCCAATGCAGGCGCTTCCATGGCTTTTTACCAACTACATAGTGCAAGTCGCGCTTGAAGCCCCAACGCTCAAGATGAATGAGCATTGAGGGAAGTATATTGGTAAGGCAGCGCTTAACCGATGGTGCAACAAAACCGCCCATACTTCCAGGCATTCCCTGAAAGCACGACTGCAGACGACGTGCCTGGATGGCTCCTTTGCCCACACCACGCCCGGCAACAATCACCTCGTCGCGTGTGTTCATTGCCAGACTGTAGTATTGGGCATCGTTGAAGTATTGTCGATATGGCTGCTCTTTATTGTCAATCATCGTCGTCTATTTTGTTCTCTTCTTTTATCTCTTCATAGTCTGCATCCTGCACCATGGTTGCAGAATAGCGCTTTTGTAGAGCTCGAATTCTTGCACGTAGGTCCGGAATACGCTCTATACCGAGAACTGTAGGGTCGTCGGTAGGCTCGAAGTTCTGAGGCACAATCTTGTCGAATTCAAGTTCTGGCTCATCATCCTTGTCTGTGCGATTGTTCTGTACCAGAACTTTCGAGAGGGCTGCTATCGAGCGGTAGTCGCCAGCTCGACGTGCTGCAGCAATATCTTGCTCAATAGATTTGTTAATCTTCCATCGCATAAAATCCTTGCTTGTTTGCTGCAGGTTGCCAAGCAAAACCTTTACGAGATGCAGATCCTCGTAGGCAAGCGACTTCGACACCTTGAACTGATTGATATCATATAGCACCAGGTCATTGTCCAGCTTCGATGGGAACTGCAGCCAGTAGGCATATAATCCACGCAATCGATGCAGGCGCTGCAGCACACCCTCAGCGACACGGAGCTCGCGAAGTTCCGAGTCGTCGAGAGTGACATAATGAGCATATTGGTCAAGGTTTATCGGTAGAGCCATAATTATATTGTTGAGAAAACATAAACGTCGGCACGCTCGGCCTGCAATGATTGCAGGCCGAGCGTGTGTAAGCCAGTACCGAGGTGGTACTGATAGGGAGCATCACTCAGCGGACGGAATAGACAGTCCAGCTTCATTGAGTTTAGCTTTCAGATCATCGCCTATAGGAGCGTTATTGGCAGTAAGAATAGCGACACGCTCCTGAACCTTAGCGAGTAGCTTGTTGTAGTCGGCAAGCTCCTTGGTGTTTTCGTCAGACTCCAACGACTTCTGGCGAAGCTCTATGAGCTTGCCGATATTCTTGGTGATGTAAGAGCGAGCGTTGGTGATATCCTTGGCAATGTCTGCAGGGGTATCGCCTTCAGCATTTGTTTTTGCTTCAGCATCATCGGCAACATAGTTGTCGTAGCGCTCAAGCTCACTCTTATACTTATACCATAGCTCTTTGAGCTGCTTGAGATACTCGTAGCGGTCGCATGGCTTATCAATGGTAAGCAGAGTATTGTAGAGCTGCTTGATGCGGAACCAGCGTTCACGGTTGTCTTTCCATACCGAAGCTACATCTTCAGGCAGAGTGTCGTGGTCGGCACGTATACCAGATGCTGCAGGCAGGAATTTTGCTTGAGTCTCTTCATCCTCAGCATTCTCGGCAATAAACTTAGTCTCTTCATCGATGGCAACCTTAACCTTAGGAGTAAGCTCTGCGCTCAGAACTTCGACATCTTGGATTGTCATCTCGTCAAGTCGCATACGCAGGAACTTATTGAGCTCGTATCTGATTTTGTTCTCGAAGTACTTAGGTCTTCGCATTATGGTCTGATACATAGCTCTGTTGCGAGTGAGGCGCAGCACCATCTCAGCACCTGCTACAAGAGAGTCGTGGTCGTGAGTTTCAGCAGCGAGCCACGTCTGCATATCTTCTGTGAATTTTTTGTCTATCATAATTAGAAATAATTAAAGGGCGGTCTTACGACCTTTGCATCGCATGACCGCCCAGGTAATATATATTGAGCCTATTGGTGAGGATTATCAGCAACAACGATTGGTAGACCTGTTGCACCAGAGATGTCGCCATCCTCTGTCTCGATCTTGCCAGGATAGAATGGTGCTGGATACTCGTCGTCGGCAACAGCCGAAATTGTGGTAGAGTTGGCATCTGTTGTAGCCTTGCCTTTAGCCTGCGAAAGCGAAAGCTCAGGAGTGAATGCTTCAGAACCTACCATGCGAGCCTTGCCATTGCGCTGAATGAAGAGATATACCATCTCATCGTTGTTAGCTTGAGCAATGTAGCCGGAAACTTCCTCTTCGGTACCAGGGATTACCGCAGTGCCTGTAACCTTAAAGGTCTTAGAGCCGAATGATCCCTGCGATTCAGCCTGGAGTTCAGATTCGTTAGGAATAAGTCCTATCTTATGCCACTTCTTATCAGTTGCGAGTACGAAGTCGCCTGCATATTTAGCTACGTCGGCAAGAGTCTTCGGAGCTTCAGTGCCGATGGTTGGCCATGTCATAATATCACGCTTGGCAATACCATACACATAACCTCTGACACCTGGTAGAGATTTCTTACCTGGTGAGAAACAAATATCGCCGTATATAGAATTAGCAGAAGTACATTTAGTCATATCTTTATTGTTTTATGAGTTAATGATATGCAGACAGACGAGCAACGTGGCTCGCCTATCTGCTTGAGTTTACGCCTTCTTACGCCAGTAGCGGAGAACCTCAGGAGAAACACTCTCAAACTGAGTACCGAAGAAGTAGTTCATAATGAAGTCAACGTCGTAGTGGTTGGTGAGCGATGGCTTAACCAAGAACTTCTCATCTTCTGTCTGCTGGTTGAAGAGGAGATAGATGTTATTCTTAGGTGTGAGGAGGAGGAAGTCCTTTGGCACGTTTGCCAATGGAACAAGCTCGACATTGCTTGCTCCTTCAAGAGTGCGCTTATCGTAGCTCTGATTGTATGGCAACGAACCATGGTTGACCTGATATGCTTCGGTATACATATGATAGGTCTGGTCGGCCATAAAGAGTTTGAGCTGCTGTGAGCGAAGCTTAGCTGCAGCTGCAGCATCGCCTGCCTCTGACCAGTAGAAGTCCTTGATGACTTCCTCAGCATTCTCCTTGGTGATTGACTCTGTTCCCTCAACGAGGTTGCCAAGAGCTTCAGAGATGAGAACCTTAGCAAGTTCGTTGGTACCTGCAGCGTCAGCATCGAGGATAGTCTTGAATCCGTTGAACCACTTTGCAGTCTTCGAGGTGTCGGTACCATCATGCTTAGCGGTGAAGGCATTCATAAACATGTTTTCGCCAATCTTCTTAACGAGATAAGCGCATACCTGATTGACAATAGGCACACTCTTCAGACCATCGCCTTTGGTGATGTTGCTACCCCAAATAGACTGATAGATGGCATTAGGGTCAATACCCTGAACTATATTGCCAAAGAATGTTTCGAATACACGAGGGTCGATGTTTACTGCAGCATCTTCGTGCTTAGTCTTCGAATAGTTGCCAATTTCAGCTGATGCTGACATCTGAGAAACGGTCTCTCTGTATCGAATACCTGTGCGCACGTTGCAATGCTTAGCAAGAGCTGCCATGGCAAGGAATGGCATAAGAATGAAATCCTTGCGGTAGGTCTGGAAGGTCTTCGAGAGCTCGGAAGCTCCATATGTTACATTTCCAATTTTAATTTCTGCCATAGTTTACACGTCTTTAATGCTGTTATACATATCCTGTGCGGTGAAGCTGTTCTCTTCATTCGCAGGATTCTCGGTTGTGGTGGCACCTGCAGAACCTTTAAGATTCTGAATCTGCTCATCCTTCTCCTTTGACTCTTTCTGAGCCTGAGAGAGCTGAGCTTTGAGGTTGTTGATGGTATCGTCTTTATCTTTGACGGCTTGAGAGTTGGTTTTATCCTTCTCCTCAAGATCCTTCAAACGATCATCGATACTCTTCAGCTGCTCCTGAGTGAGAGTGATATTGCCCTCATCATTAGTCTGAAAACCGTCAATGGCAAGCAACGCCATGACTGAAGCAAAGATTTTAATCATTTTATGAGGTTGTTTTGGTGCGTGTTGGTTACGGAAGAGGTTCTTAAGCTGCTCACACGTCTTCTCGAGAAAGCTCGCGGTTGGATTGCCATTGCCATCAACAACTGACGAGATGCTTGGAGTAGCATCTTCTTGCAGAGTAGAAGGTAGTGGCGGTATACCTGCATCCTTGAATATGTTAGAATATGAGTTGACAAACTGATTGGTATGCTCGGCTGCAGCCTTCTCTGTCTCCTTGTCTTCACGTATGCTGTCAACAAGTCCGAAGTCTTTAGCCTGCTGAGCGCTAAGCCAATTGCCTTTCTTCATCTGAGCAAGACACTCGTCGATGGTTTTACCTGTCTTGTCGGCATACATCGATGCCAGAACATCGTCGAAGGTCTTGAGCGATTCACGCTGAGCCTTGAGCTTCGCAATGTAGCTATCTATCTGTTCCTTGTTGTTCTGCTCATACTTATCGATGAGGACAGAAACATTATGAATAAGGAAGAAACTGCCTTTTACGATATCGATAGTCTTGCAGCCAAGCATGGCAATGGTAGATATCGAAGCATTCATACCAAAAGCATGAGCATGAACGTTGCCATGGTCCTTGAATGCCTGGTTTATCTCTAAGCCATCTTTCACAAACCCACCCAGAGAGCAGAAGCCGACATGTACTTCCTTGCCTTTGTTCTGATTGAGCACATAGCGAACATAGTCAGCAGAGCAGCTACCCCACCAACTACCAATTGTGCCAGATATTACGAGATTATATTCCATTTGACTAATTTTCTCGCAAAGTTAACAGCTCAATTAAGCTATCGAAAATACTGCTATTCCAATATATAATAAGGAAAATGACTGCTTTTATAGCTGATTACAACCTCGTTTAGCTGATTGTCTTTGACTGATTCAGGGCAGTTCTTCGTAATCTCTACAGTTGTATATGGTCTGCCTTTGAAGCCGACGAGTAGTTTAGTACCATCAATTAACGTAACCTTGAAGCCGAGTTGTTTAGGATATTGAGGAAGATTATCAGCCGTATACAACTTGATAGTCGTAGACACAACCATGTTGTTATCTTCTATTTTTGACTCAGACACCAGTGAAGGATGGCTTTTGACACAGATTTCTTGCCACTTGATATCTTGTGACAGTCTCACATGCTCATCTGGACAGACAATAGTACCAAGAATTTGATTAGAGTCGGCATAAGCTATCGACTTGACAATTTTGCTATACTTCATATTATATATAATGTTAGATGGTTAGATAATCATATCGAACGGTGGCGAACACTACGGCAAACTTTGTCCGCACGAATTATAGATTAATTAACGCTTTTTTTCTTGCGTGCGAGATTTCCTGCGCAAGTCGATACCTGCAGGGAGGTACGCTCTGCGCATACGCTGATATCTCATCTTGAGTGTATAATCATAATCGGTACTGATACCATTCGCCTCACACCAAGCACGAACAGCTGTCAACAAGGTGCATTGACTAAACTCCTTTGCCGACAAATCGCTCCATAGCTGTAGGCGAAAAGTATTCTCGATAAATTCTGCCAACAGTTTGCAGCCATGGTGGGAGAGATAGTTGTATGTAACTACAGGCTTCTGCTTAGAGTCAGGTATACAGATGGCAACCTCGTTGCCACGTCGCAGAACTGGAGTAGCAGTAGGCTGAGGAATAAGGAGACGACGGATGCAAGCATTCTCTGCAGATTGAGCAGGGAAGACTACTGGATTGCCATAATGGTAATGAAGCCATTGCGCCAAGAATGGTTTCATCTCAAGATAAACGAGGTACTTAGACATGTGGTGAGGTTTAGAATAGATTGTGTTCGTAAGTTCCTTGCAAAGATAGGGGTTTTATATTAAATAACCTACTTTATAAGGATATTTCTTATTTTATTAGTCTTCTCTTCCTCTCTCTGTCTCTCTCTTCTCTGAGTCTGATATGATTTGCTACGAAAAGTTTGTGAGAATGTGAGAATGGGGAAAACCGCTCAAAACCTTAGTGTTTATGCGACTTTGGGAGAATTGCAACTTACTAATCACATTTTGTGATAGCAAAAAAAGTTTGTGATAAACTATATAGAAGGAGGGCATCGAGCAGCTTATCACAACTTTGAAATTTTTGTGATAGGTTTGTGATGCAAGTTTGTGATAAGTTTGTGAGCGCTGAAACCCCTTTATTTACTATGTTTTTTGTGTTTTTCAAACTCCCTGTTACAAAATCACAAAGTTTTTGTAGTAAAAATGAAAGGGGGAAGGGGGATGGCAAAGACGGCATGCCGTGGCAAAATATGCTTTGTCAATAAAAGTGACTTCGGATATTTTATCGGCTGTTTGTGGTAATGAAAAAAAGCGGTGCTGCAGATATTACTCCACAACACCGCACATTTGCGAATATGAATATGATTATGACTAGAATGGTTCTTCAGAGTCTCTTTGACTTTCGAGATACTTGGCTTGCTCTGCAGCCTCTGTAGCTTCTGCAGCTTTGGTTGACTTCAGATATATCATATCCTTGGTCTTCTTATTGCCTGGAGTAATCTCGATGCTGTGCTGAATACGCCCAGAGCTATTGCATAGTTCTTCAGGGTTTAATGCCTCTATCCATGGACAGAGACTGGCGAATGCCTTAAGCTTACGAGAGAAGCTTTGCATGGTTATCTTGTTAGTGTTGGCAAAGCTACGATATTCGTCGAATACCTTGTCACGCTGAAGAAAGGTGTCCAGGTTTTCGCTATCCTTAGCGAAATAACCATAAGCCCAGTCTTCGAAGTTCGTTACCATCTCTGCCTTGAATTTACGCTTTACGATATTAGACATTGGTGGCATGGGTTTGATGGGTTTGTCGCTTATAGATAGGTAGAAGCGACAACATTGAAGCCAGAAGTTGATGTCGTCCATCCATTCGGCTTCGCTATAATCTTTGGCGTATAGAGTTTTATCGAAGTCGTCGTAAATGCTGCGAGTCTCGAGATAGTCGTTATCTTCAGTTTTTTGATGATAATAATCAGAGAACACCATGTATATTAGACGAGCTTCTGAAGATGGATCAAAATCAGAAGGCACGTAGTTAGTCGTAAAAGCCAACTTCGGACTGTCCTCAAATGGAATAGTGAACGATTGATTGTTCTTTGGATTTACAGTCATATCGCTCGTGATGTTATCGTAGAATAGACCCGTGTTGAAGTATCTATCACAGTCATCGAAGAGAAGCAATTGTGTATGCTGATTCACCTGGTCGAACACGTGAGGGTTATCCATTAGTTTAGGATTACGACCTGAGAGCTTTATGGTCTTCATTAGCATAGACAGAACCTTGAAGAAAAACGACTTACCACTTCGTCCATTACACTCGTTTTCTTCGCCTATTTTATTGTCCATTGCCATAGGTGCCCAAGCTCGCTCAGGAGACTTGAAATGATGCATCATATAGCCGAATGCAAATATCTTATTAATAAGGTTTGCTTTTTGTTCCTTAATCTCTTCAGGTGTAAGACTTACGCCCTCGATATCGAAAGGATGCTGCGCATGATATTTACTCATGGCGTCGAGATTGCCATCGAAAGCATATTCCATTTCCTTACGCCAGTAGATACGGCTGGTATTAATGAGATACCCAAAAAAATGACTTTTTACATTTTTGATTTTGATATCGAAGATGTCTTTGCCTTTGTCATCTTTGGTTCGGATAATTTCGAATGCGTCTTCTCCTTTCTTGTATTCGTGTTGGATTACATTATTCTCCCACACATAGTTATGCAGGTCGTCAGAACCTGGTGTATACTCTCGTATGCCATCATCGTCAGGTGATGTTGGTCTGGTAATCTCGATAGTCTTGTTAGGAAAAAAGAAAAGTTGGCTCTTAGCTGTATGAGACGTAAAGTCGAGGTCAATCTCTTGCAATGATTCAAGACTGGCTGGAGAGAATTTAGGAGAGTTGAGGATTAAGTTAAGAACCTCAAGGTCTTCGTATCTCTCACGAACCCACGAAGCTGCAAATTCTCTGATATCCTTAACGGTGATACGCTTCACAATATTACCTTCAAGACGAACATATTGAGTAATGGTTGAATTCTCGTCATGCAGAGCATAGAAACCATTCAGCTGAAGGAAATTGTAGAGATATACAGTGTTAATCTCGTGCTTCAGCTTTCCGTCCTTGTTACGATAGCTAACCCAAAATTTAGCAGGCATAGCCACCTTGAGTAGATTGTTGAAGTCTTTTTTATCTCGTCGAATCTCCATCCAGTCGCGAAGATCCTTGCGCGAGCGACCTCGGTTGTCTTTGTATGTGCTGAGCCAAGAAGGTAGCCATACTGTACGGATATCGATGAAGCGAAGTGCTAACTCCTTGCCTTTGCGTCTACCTGTATCATCGATGTCTGGTATATTGTACAATACTTCTACGTACTTCATTATCTCTTTATATTCCTCTACAGATAGCTTGTAGGTCTCTGAATTAAACCATAGAGGATAATATCCCATGGAACGGCAGCAGAGGGAGTCACGCTCACCTGAACATATAACAGCTTCAGGAAGTTTCTGCTCTCGATATGGCTGCTCATCGCCATGTGTGCTCTGCCATTCTTGCGCAGCCTCTCTATTGAACTTATGATAAGCATCCTTAAGTTCTGAGAGACCATTGATATAGAGACGTGGCTTTTTACCTGCCGGAGTGTATGAAAAGCGGAAACCTTTATCGCAATTAAAAGGTTCATACACCTTATAGAATTTCTCTTCAGGTTTGTCTCCTTCTGCTTTCTTGACAAGGCATTCGCGGATAAATATTGGATAATGGTCGTTGGAGTATTTGATAGTAGCCTTGCGGTCTTTAACGTTGCTTATCCATTTAACAGAATGCCAATGAAGAGCATCGACATCAGCTTGCGTTACCTTCGGACCAAGCGTCTTGAGTTCAAAATCCGTAAACTTTTCATTGAGCTCGAAGTTACGAGAACCATCCGCTTCGTCTTGGTTAGCGTCACGCTGCCTGATATCTGGGCGGTTTACACTACGGTCAAGTTCGTCGCGAACACCATACTCGGCAGCGAGCTTGAGTATAGCTGCACCGAAGTCAGATCTGTCGTAGTTGTTCTCACGCATATATATATCGATAGCGTTTTCAGCGTGCCCTGAGTCTCCAAAATCAGTTACTTGCCATATTGTGCCATATTTAGCTGAGTTGTGTTGACGTAAGGATGCTGAAGGCGTCTTCTCGTTCTCTCGTATGGCGAAGTGCTTATTCTTATTCTCTACACACTTCTTAGCTTGTGGGTAGATGTTTAGAATAATATCCAAACCACCATTCGTAGCGTTCAATATCTGTTCAACTGTTATCATAATCAAATTCTTTTGTGCAAAATTAGAATGTGCCGTATCGTTGACAAAAAACGACAATTATACGGCATAGTATATCACAGAAACACAAGGTCACGAATCTGCGGTCTTATCTGCGGTAGTCGCTTCAAACATTATCTTTGATTTTATCGGCTGAAGGGTGATTCATCTCTGACCATGGAACTTTCTTGTTTACTTTAACAATCTTTGCATCTTCGTCGGTAATTTCCACATCAAAGCTCCAATTTTCTTCAAGTTTATATGCGAGCCCCTGCTCGTTCCAAAAGATGTAGTCGCCGATGAAGCAGGCTGCATCATCGAACTGTCTGGTTTTACCATTAACACCAAGCAAACAACCATTGCTGTATTGTTTTATAGTGAAGTCTGGAGATAGGTTACCAATTTCCTTCATCTCTTCTATAAACTGTATATATTCATCAATTGTAATCATATTCGTAATGTTTTAATTAGTTATAAACATCTTTTATTAGTACTGATTGCTCTCTGCCCTCAATCTCCACAGACGTTTTCTGTGGGGGTATCATTTGATTATGGACAGTTCTAAACAACGTTAATCTTACATTTTACGACTTCTGAGAATAATCTTATAAAAATGCGCATGATCTTCCTTGTTAATCAGAAGTGTTATATTTCGTATTCCATGCCCTGCTTGGCGTACGGTCATCGTATATTGCCGAGGTTCTCGATCAAGAATTTCATATAGATATCTCAACCCTACAGCACTTACTGCTTCGCATAGCGTTTCTTGCATATTGTATTGTTTTAGAAGTTCATTAATTGGAGATGTTTAATAATCCCCCTACAGTCTTTAACTCCAAGTTTACGCTTGATGCGGAAGAGCTGCACCTTGATAGTATTAAGATTCTTGCCTAATTCTTTTGCTATTTCCTTGCACGTATACCCGTCGACGTATAGCTTAGCAGCTCTTGCCTCTTCCGGAGATAGATTGACCACACTTTTAGGTTTACAAATCACATTTTCATCAGGGCAAAAACCTCCACGTAGAGGGCATTTTCGGATATGAAAGTACATATAAAAAGTGTTTGAGAGAAGAATGAGGAAAGTTTACTGGTTATCAGTTACTTTCCTCATTTTGGTTAAAAGTGGCGAGGACAGACGAAGACGGGAA